CACGCACGGCTGCGGGCTTGGGGGCGAGGCCTGGGTAGTCGGCCAGCACGTTGGCGGGCACATCCATTCCTTGTTCAACGGCTCTTTGCACCTCTGCCTTATGCACTTGTAGCGCATAGCCAGGCCGAGCCCCTTTGCGCCCAACGGCAGAAGGCGGCTGATACTGTGCCGTAAACTCCGCCCTCGTCATTTGCCACGGCTCTTTGACCGCCTGTGCCGCAGCAGGAGCGGCCACCCCCATCTCCGCCTGCCCACTTAGTAACTCTTTGGCACGGGCTTGGCCTAACGCCATCTGCTCGGCATCGGCCAGTTGGGTTTTCTGGGCCTCGCCACGGAGATTCTCAAACAAACTGCCTTGTGGTGGCTTCTCCCCTATGCCCATGCCCGCCTGAATCGCTGGCCCTGGTTGGGCTGGCGGGCGGACAACAGGCGCTTCGGGCAAGGTGAGGCCAGCCTCAATCTCGTCAATCTGCTGCTGTAAGTCATCCGCCTGTGACTTTAGAGAAAGTCGCCTACGCCCTGTAGCTCCTGGGCGAATCCCGCGCCGACTTATATCGTAGGCCCTTCGCTCCGCCGTGCCAAACTTGGGAGCAGCCATAGGACGTGTCTCGGCCATTGCGCTCAACTCGAACTTGGCTCCGTAGAGTTCGTACTGCAAGTCTTGGTAACGCTGCCACTCCGCAGGTGGCAATTCGGCCTCCAGGGTATATTGGTGCAACTGCTTGGCGGCATCAACCTCTCTTTGCGCTGCGGCTACCCTAGTTGCCCTGGTTGGCCCACGACTTGCCTTCGCAGCCTTTAGTGCGGCCTCTGCCTTCTTGATGTCATCCAGTGTATTCAGGAGTGTGCTGTGCACTGGGTCTGGGCCTCCGCCAGGGATGCGGAACCGACCCGCTCCCCGTATTTCACCAGGGAACCCCTTAGCCAACAGTTCCGCCTCACGGCCTACCGTCTTGGCCACAGCGCCAGCGCCAGCGCCTATGGTAGTTGCGGTCTTTTGGAGAGCCTGACCTGCAACAAGGCGGGCCATTGCGCTTTCGGCGGGCAGAACCATCTTCTCTGGCACACCAAGTCCGCCAAGACCAAGGAGGGGGAGTATTTGTTCGGCTTCTAGCCGACTCTCGAATTGTTCGATCATTTCCCCAAGTCGGTTACGAAGTCCAGCCCCTTTTGTTCCTAGTCGTGGCTCAAACCCTTGATATTTGTTCCAGTCATCTTGCCCTGGAACACCCTTTCCAAACGCCTGCCACATAAACTCGCCGCCAACCTCGAAAGGGCGCGCCACAAGTTGAAGCCCCCTGATTGCGGGACTGATGTTTTTGAGAAATTGCTCACCCAATCCAGCGGGGGTTACGCCATATTCTCTAGCCTTCTGAGCAATAGCCGAACCAACCTCTCCAAAGGTAAGCCCACTTTGTGGGGCAAAGAAGTCTGGCTTGGGTACGGGTTCGCTTGTTGGCTGTGGCGTGGCAACAACATCACGAGGAAGCATGCCATTTTGGGCAAGAAATATGGCAAGTTCATCCTCGGCGGGTTCGACCAGTGAGCCTAAATACTTCCGCCTTAATTCCTCATAGGTTAGCGCGCGGTCTGGCATCAGATATTCCAGCGTGTGAAGGGGTTGAATCGAGCATTATCCTGGCCTCTTTCCTGTGGCGGAAGCCCCTGGTAGTTCTGGTTCCAGTTGTAATTCTTCAGAAAGTCCACAAAGCCTAGATTTGGCGCTCCACCACCAAGAACCTGCTGTGCCTGTTTCCCCATGAACTCATCCTGTATCTTCTGAAACTGGTTCTGGTAGTATTTCTTCTGGTTAGGAGAGTTGCCAAATTGAGACTGGAATCCAAAATAGCCCGTTCTCCAGTTTGCTTGTTCTTCAAGCGCATCCAACCAGGGATTCTGTTGCATGGTCATGGCAACCACCTATCCTTTGAGACCTAGTTGCTGTTGCACGTAAGGCAACCATTGGCTTACATCGCCAGCATTGGGGCCACCAAGGAATCTTTGGTATAAGTCTGCCTCACTCGGCATCAGGTATTGGGCGGCCAACCCCCCCATCCTTCCCGTAGACGCAAGGCGGCCAAGCCCAGCCCCCTGGCCAAACTCAGCACTGGTCTCTGGCATACCATACTGCCTTTGGAATGCCGTCATGGGGAACACATCCCTGGTATTCATTGCCCGCATTATGTCTTGGAATGACGTGTTCGCGGACTGACCGTATCTTGCGGTTGATCCCATCATGCTTCCTGGATTCATTTGCTGCAGATAGTTGGCAAAGGGTTGCTCCTCAAATGCACCACCTTCCTTAGGCCGGGGATCAATCCCCCCCGTAGCAGCAGCACGTCCAACAAAAGACTCCAACGCTGGCTGATATTGCCCACGTGCCCATGCTCCGAATGGCCCTCCCTGCGGTACGTTTTTAGTCCGCAAGGACTGCAAGAAGGTGGGAAGTCCCGCAAGCATCTCCTCATTGATAGGTGCCTTAGCGGAAATACCTGTAGCCTCTGGCTGCGCCAGGACTTCATCCTCTCGCCACGGATTATCGAAAGGCGTCATGGGAGGGGCATTTATGGACTGCCCCGTGCGAGCATACTTGAGATACCGGGCAGCCAAATCGCGCGCATCTGTTACCCCCCAGCCTGCATCCCTATAGGCTTGCGTAACCCTGTCCTGGAAAACCTCGGTACTCATACCTGGTACTCGTGAACGATACATATTCATAAGATTCTGCAAGGTTGCGCCAAGATCAATTGGCATTGTCGTTCTCCTTTATTCTCTATGCAGACTGATCCTGAGCACCGGGCCTAGGAGTCCCAGGTGCCACAAGACTTGCCCCCTGGTTGCTGGTTTCTGGTTGCGGTGCGGCCCCAGTCTGTGCGTGGGGCATCACTTCGGGTCGCTGTCCACTGGGGCCTTTAGGTTGGTTCTGCCCACCTCCACCACCCGCTCCGTCCGTTGGTGAAGGTGGCATCATACCCATCTTGACGGCCATAAGGCGCTGATACTCCATGACGTACATATTGGCCAGAATCTCCTCCCCTCGTTCTGCCGCTGCCAGCGCGAGCGTGTACAGAATGGCCTCTGGCAAGCCTCTTGCCGCCTTCTGTGCCATTACCTTGTCCAATGCCTGCTTGCTGTCCTGGATGCCCAGCACGTTGTCCAAAATGTCTCCGTCCGACATCAGTTGAGTCCTCTGCGCTATCTCGGCCTGCGCCCACTTGCTAGCGTCGTCCTGCGGCAACTGGCTTTCCAGCTTCACGGTGTAGTCGCAGGTTTGGGCTATCTGCTCAGGTGTGATCGTCTGGTTGAAGTAGTTGCGCCCAGAGTCCATTCCCGATAGGCTCATGCCGTCAAAGTTGCCTGTCTCGAACTGGTCATAGAGCAAATTGGCAATCTGCGTGTACACCGCGGTCAGCGCATCGAGTCGGCTGGACAGTACGGTTTCCGTAGCCTGTCGCAGTTGGGTGATGGCGAAGCCCGAAAGCTGGAAGGGCGTCTCGCCATAAGCGCTGTAGGGAAGCGTGGCTCGTTGCTCCTCGCCCATTATGACGGTAAGATATGCCATCGTCTCCGCTGCCATCTTCTGAAGCTCCAGGGTGTAGATGCGGTCTCCCGTCCTGGTGGAAATGGTTGTGGGATACACAAATGGGTTTTCGTCCAAGGTTGTTTTGCCAGAGGGAGATTCGGCCACAACGGTCTGTCGCCGTGCCCGTTCGACAATTTCCTGGAAGATCGACATGAGGTCGTTCTTTTTGTCCCAGACCTCACGCGCACCAGCAAACACACTCTCCCCAACGTCAGCGGCAAGGTCGGATGACGCCTCTGACTGTAGCATCGGCATAGAGCCAACCAGCACCAGGAAGGCGGGAACTCTGGGAGAGCCATGCGGTGTGAGCATCTTGAGTGTGTCGCCGCCAGATACAACGGTGTTTATCTGCTCATCGTAGAAGTCGTAGACCCAGATGCCCTCTTTCTCGGCATCGTTGGAGCCACGGATGCGTTCCCATGTACGACTAAGTAAGCCACCTGCACCGCCACTACCGACATCAACACCGTATGTCTCTCGTATCTGGGCACGAGTCATTTTGATTTTGTAACAGACCCACTTCAGGCCATCGTTGCCCAGTCCCCAATGGATGTGCATTGGGTCCCAGGCGGTGATGTCGGCATAGGTTTTGCCCGTTACGGGATTCTTGGCCAAGAGGCATCTGCCTCCAACATATCCGCCACGAACCGTGGCATAGAAGGCGAGTTGGCCTCGCAGAGAGGCTTGCAACATCCGCTTCAGGCGTTCATCCGCAGATCGCAGGCACCCGATGACAAACCGTTCTTTGAGGTTATCCCCCTCTTCGGGGTGCTGTCCGGCATCCAGATGGGGGACACGGATGAGAAGCTCGGCCAAGGTCTGCCAGGAAATTACCTTGTCGGCAAAGACACGTGGCGCGTTGGTGGTATAGACAGCGTAATCTTCGAGGACTGTCCCATCCCTGTCTCGGTTGACATGGGAAGTCAGTCTGTAACGGGAGTAGTCCTGTTCCATGCGGGTACGCAGTGCTTCAGTATCCCGTTCGTGCTGGTCAACCATGTCCACAATATCTCGGTTGGAGTAGATGGGCATGGGCGCGGGAGCCATCAGTCCCTGCAGGGCAAGGGGGTCGCCGCCACCGTTCATAGGCATTTGGGGCATCATGCTATCAACTCCTTGCGCCTGCCAACCTCCTATGCTTCAGGTGGCCCTTCTTTTCAGCCCTCCCGTATCGTGTCACGGTGAAGAACTGGCTTTCGCCACCCGAACTGAGGCCAAACCGCTCCACTATCCCGTAGATGCAAGCCTTCAAGCCATCATTCCAGCGATCATCGGGTTCATCGCCCACGACATTGCCCTCTCTGTCCATTTTCCAAGAGTATACCTTAGTTTGGCCGTCAAATGGGTTCGGGTAGGCCCCCACTTCGCTCAAAACGCCTTTGCATTTGGGTGAAAACACTATTCCAGGCTCTCCCGTGAGCGGGTTGACCTTCAAAAAGCTCCTCATGCGCTCTGTTCCTTCACTGATTTTGACCCTTGTTCCCATCGCTGTCAACTGGGCAGGTGCAGCACGCCATATTTCGGCTATGGAATGAGTCCCGTGGTGCTGCATGGCATAGTTTGGGTCAATTACGAGCGTTTTGTTACCGTTTTTCCACCACGGTCTCATCAAACACGCCTGAATCAAGTCCTCCGTGATGATTCCCTGCTCGTAAAGTTCGTCAAATACCCTTATCTGCCCCCCCTGGGCTATCTGCGCAACCTCAATGGCGTGAGCATGGCCGTATCCAGGGTCTTCCCAGATGTAAACGGGCAGCAGGGGGTCGTACTCGACCTCTCGGATGTGGATGTCGGGACGGAACTCGCTGAAAACCATCCCCTTGGGCGGAGCCGCAACTCCCATGATGCGCTCCATATAGAAGGCATCAGAACTGTTCCGCTTCAAACGCTCTATTTCGGGGTCTTTTTCGCCCAGAGGATACAGAACCCGGTTGCTCGGAGTGGGAAGGATGAAGCTCTTCTCATCGGTTGAGCCATGTCGCCAAGCGGCTGCGAGTCCAGGCCACCAGCCGAGGGAGCCTTCGTAGGTGCCGCTGAGATGGAACCAGCCCCGTTTCTCCGCAAGGCGCGCCATGCACTTGAAATACGTCTCCAAATCGAGTTGGGACGCCTCGCATCCAATGATGCCGTGGGGTGCGAACATCGCCAACGTACGGGGGTCTTTGCCACTTTTCGTCTCAATGCGTAGCCGGGGCTTCGGTTCTTCTGGATACTGGACTTCAATCAGGCCAGGATCAACCCGTTTGGAAGCCGACACGGGAAGTCCGAGTTTGCCCAGGAACTCCACAACATAGTTGAACTCCGCTCTTGTGCGTTCGTAATCCGCCGCCACCAACCAGTAGAGGAGGGGTTCGTCTTTGAACCGCACCATGTCCTCAAATAGATGGATTATGAAGTCCGCACTCGCCTCTTGGCTCTTTCCCGCTCTCTCTCCTCCCACAATCTGCTTGAACCGTTTCCGACACCGCAGTATCCTGGCCTGCGCCTCTCCCGTTGGCTCAAACCCTATCATCTTCAACACGGAGGCGGCAAACGGCTCAAATCCCCAGTCCCAGGCCTTTACCTCGGTTGCCACTACGGTTTCAGTCGTCATGTTACGATACCTGTGCGCTCCGCCGACTCAGACTTACTGCCTTTCCGTAGGATACCAGCCCCTCCATGCCTCGGTTAGCATTGAGTCCAGCATAACGTCTTGCCGCGCCATCTCCATTTCCAACTGCGCTATGCGCTGCCACGGCGAGCAGCATACAGAGTCGGTTGCCCGCCTGCTCAGGGGTATAGGTGGCAGGAAGTGTCGCTAGCCAGTCCACCACTGCCCACATCGCCTTGGCTAGCTGGGCGTCGGCTATGGCGTCCAGGAGTGCTCCAGATGGCTCACCAGGGTGAGGAACAACATCTAGGACGGCATCCTCTTCCTCCTCCGTCAGTCTAGCCCGTTCCACCAGGTTGATCACGCCTTCCTTTCCACCACGATACGGCCACAGGTGCAGCCCCACGACTTCCCGTCAGGACTCGTATAGCCTCGATACTGATCAGGCCGCTCAGGATGCCCAAACCACCGGTGCCATAGGCGCTTCATGCCGGTACCCCCTGGGTTTCCTGCATGAGACATCTCGTTCTGCGTCTCCCGCATCTCCTGCCGAAACCGCTCCATGCGGCACGCCCGTCGCTGTTTCTTGACGACGGCCAGGGTAAAGCCACGAGCATAGTAGGCCGACGACTCTCGGACATCATCCCGCATCCAGCACCTCCTGTGTTTCCACGATGATATGCTCCACCTGGTGCAGGGTCAATAGCCTCTCCACTACCCTCAACCTCTTCCCCTGTGCATCTTGCTCTTCTCTCAATACCTCGTTCTCTGCCGTTAACCGCCTGTTCCACTTCCACAGAAACGGCCCCCAGTCAGCCTTGGAGGGGGCAGAATTGTTTACAGAATTGTTTACAGTGTTTACCCCCCTTCCCCCCCTTGCATCCCCCCCTACCCCCAGAAGACCCCTCTTAATTCCCCCCAAACAGGTGTTTGCAGAACGCCGACGGCGCTTTGCCATATAGCGCCTCATGTACTCCCGACGGTCAGACGGCATTCGGCCTACTCCCTCTTGCGCTCAGGGCTTTGTGGCATCCCGAACTCCCTTTTGCCAATTCTAAACCGTCACCACTGGCCTATACTGCCCCACGCTGCGCTCTAAGCCACACTGGGGGGGGGTAGGGGTGCCTACTGCTGTCGTATCTGAACTGCGCCCTATAACAGTTATGTCAACCATGTCCAGATACGAATGGCTGTGCTCGCTACGCTTTCCCCCCATCAACACGTGGCGGTAGCAGTTCCCGCACCTGCGCCTCCACTGTCTGCGCTGGCTCAACTGTGGTGCGCCTGGCTATGTCCGCGCCCGCCATAGCGGTGAGCCTGTCTAGCAGGTCGCGGCTCTGCGTGCTGCCCAGTATGACGGGCAGCTCACGGTAGACCTCAGGCCGGCGCGACTTCAGGTTAAACATCAGCAACACGTCGCTGCCCCGGTTGCCCCGGGGATCGGTCAGCCGGCTGTGCATCAGCACTTCGAGGCTGGACGTGTACTGCTCACGTGCTACGGCTAGGCGACGGCGGAAGTGGTGCACGTCGTGCTTGATCCACCAGTCGGCCATCTCGTACGTGCGGTCTATCGCCTCGCAGGAGGCTTTTAGCGCCCCTAGCTTGGCGTAGGACGCCAAAACCAGTTCTTGACGGTCAATACAGCCCAGCTCGTGAGGCGTTCTGTCCTGCCGATACTGTTCCCAGAACGCGGGCCAGTCCGCCAGCGCTTCAGGTGGAAGTGGATGGGCATGTGCCATTGCGTGATTTCCTGGCGTGATTATAGTGGGTGTTCTGATCATAGTGGAGTTGGCAGAAGACTCCCTGGGTAGCCGGATTGGGACAGAGAACACAGAGACCGGCTGCTCGGTGCCTAGCCTGGTAAGCTCTAGCTGCGCGTCTATGGGCCAGGACTGTCACAGCGCCAGTATAGAGAGCGTACGTGGCGGCTGTCAAGCGTTGTGGGCAGGGTAGGAAACATACCTAATACTGATAATGGTGATTAGGCATAATGGCGGATGTGCAAGGCCCCTTGTCAAGCGTAAGGTTAGGGCAAGACACAAGCGAGGAGGTACGCGATGGACACGAAACAGACTGTAAGCGTGGCGAACGATAGATTGCAAGCATACGGATACTTCCAAAGGGAAAGGGGCTGGAGTTTCTACAACGGAACGCTGTTTGTTGACGTACAAACACACAATCAGTACGAAGTTACCAACCTAGCAACAAGATATCGCTTCCCTCGCATAGGAGGTACAGTCGAGGAGGCACGGGTAAACCTGCACAAGAAAGCCGAAGGGCTGATAGCGCAGCCTATAAGCCCATTACTGTTGCGTGGACATTAGCCTGCTAACCTCCCCGGTTCTGGCCGTCACTAGTTGGCGACCAGGCACGGCGAGACAAGCACAAGCCGGGAGGTAAGGACGATGATAGAGCACAGTTACGAGCATCCCACGCGGCATCGGTGGGAAGCGAATGCCAACACGACGCTATGGGGACAGGGCGGTGCAATAGGCCGAGCCGAACGCACTCGCACAGCCCGACAGGTCTACTCTGCGCGGTCTGGCGCACCGGGAGACGAAATGCTGATTTCCGTAGTTGACACCTTTGGAGAAGCTGAGGCCGCTTTTGAGCGGTACATCGAACAGCAGGCCCGCTAGTCTCCCTGATTCTGGCTATCACGCGCTGGTAGCCAGGCACGGGTAGAATAGCACAAGCCGGGAGGTACCGCGATGGAGTACCAAAGCAGATGGAGCGATATGACAGATGCGAATTGGGAATTAGCTAAGCGGCTAGGCGGGAAACCCTACGGTGCGCTCTGCAACCCATTTGTACCTATCGTTTGGC